GTCCTTGAAGGTGGACTGTCCCCATGCCTTAGTCCCGGCCTTGTATCGCGTTCCGGCCGAAGTCGTGCTGACCACTTGTAGGTCGACGGACGTCCCCCACAAGCCTGCTCCGTTGTTCGCGCCTGTGAGGGTGAGGCTGCCATCGACATTACCGCTGCCGTCGAAGTCTTGGCCATAGATTTTGCGCTCGGAAGCCAACGCCGTGGCCTTGTCGGCGGATGTCGCGCTGTCGGCGGCCGTGGCATGGTCGGCGTTGGTGGCGTGGTCGGCATTGGTGGCGTGGTCTGCCTCGGCGGCGGTAGTGGCACGAGTGGCGCTGTCGGCGGCCGTGGCATGGTCGGCATTGGTGGCATGCTCGGCGTTTGTGGCGCTGTCGGCGGCCGTGGCATGGTCTGCGTTGGTGGCCAGCGGCACCGGGTGCGTGGTCAGGTCGATGGCTTGTATCGGGAATGAGCCATCGAGCGCGCCGAGCGTCAGCCCATACGTCACGCTGTCGGTCTCTGCCAACTCCGGCATCTTCTTGAGGTAGTTGGACAGTTCCGCCCTTACCCAGGCGGTGGATGCCAACGCGGCGATAGAGCCGGCCAGTGATGCAATGGCATCGGCGTTGGCTTCCGTGCGCGTGTTCAGGTCGATGCCCAGCAACGCCGAGAGTACGTACCCGGCTTTGGTGCTGTCGTAGTCCGCCCATGCGTCCAGACGGTTGTAGTCGCTGCCACCGCCGCTCGTGCCTCCGCCGGGGACTTCTCCCCCGTTGAACGCGGCGACATCTCCGCGCGATGCCATCGGGACATTGCACATCAAGCAGCCGGTGTCGGGGTTGTACTCGATGTAAGCACTGCCGTCGGCGCTGAGGTTGATACGCCGTGTGGCGGCGGCGCCGTCCTCTGTGGCCGCAATATCATCCCCTAAAGTGTCGAGAAATCGCTGATTGGGGTGGCTGTGGTCGGTGCCCGAGCCGCTGACGACGGCTGATGAACGGCCTACTGCCGCCGTGACACCGCGCAGACGTGCTGCACGCGGTTGTGCGGTCTGCGTAAAAGTCTTAACTGTGTACGTCTTTTTTGCCATATGTATATATTATTCGGGGTCTGTGTATTCGATAAAAGTATAGGCTTCGGGTTGCACCTCCACAAGTCTGACGTCCGAAGTGTCGGCTCGCAGATCCTGCACCTCCGACATCGGCATGAAAACGCGTCCGGGGCTGTTGGCGTCTGTCAGCACACCGAAAAACGGCAGCAGCCTTGACTGTCCAGTCAGCACCAGCGATGGCGTTGCGTGCTGCGAAAATACGGTGCCGCACAGCAATTCTTGGAGTGTACCGCTGTGGCCGTTGCGCGTGAAAATGCCTGACGCCGCGCCGCGCAGGCCTCCGCGCGCCAGTACGCTCTTGACGGCGCTTCCTATGGTCAGGTCTATCGAGGTGTCGTCAGCGGCATTTTTATCAAGCCATGCGGCGGTGACGATGTCGCCGGTGACATCATCGCCGAGCTCTTTCCCGTTGAGTTGCACGGCGACTATCCTCGGGTCTTTATAAGCCAGCCAGCGAGCTATACACGCGCGGTTGTCTCCGTTCTGTCTGCCAGTCTCCGGCACAGTGTCTGTATTGGCGAAGACGCCACCCCCGACAGTCAGGCGCAGTGTGCCCGAATATGCGTCCGGCCACTTTACAAGTACACCGTCTCCGCGCTTCTGGTAGTTGGCGGGCAGGTCTTTCTTGTAGCACCCGATGGTGGTCTTATTGGTAGCCCATCCACCCATGCCGGTCTTGCTCTTGCGGTCGGTCCAGTCGTAGTAGCTCAGGCGGAAATCGCCCCATGCCGCAGCCCCGGGCTGCCAGCCGGACCCGGATGGCTTGTAGTCCTTGGCACCGACAGTCTCCATGTAATGCGCGACTACCGCGCCACTGTCGTTCAGCAGCTCGAGCTTCACAGGAATATATGCGAAGTTGAGCCAGCGCTCGAAACGTCCCCAGTTGCCTTCTTCGTTTTCGAGCGCCGCGCCCTCGAAGGGATTGTACCGCACATCGAACATAACATCCAGCGTTAGCTTGAGTGCGCTATGCGGCTGTGTCTGTGCATTTATACGCGCCCCTGTGACGGTGAACAGCGTATGCGGCTGCTTGGCCGTGGCATCCCATTGTTGGAATGACATGCCATTCCATAGATCGGACATGTAATTGCTGCTCGATGCGTCCGTGTTGGATCGCGCTCCGGCCAGTATCCCCTTGCAGTCGCTACCGCTATAGATACTCTTGATGCGCATCCATCGGCATGAAGGCTCTATGAGCTTTATAGGCAGCAGGGCCACGGCGCCATCTGTGATGCCTAAGGTGTTCGGCTGTCCGGTCTGCGTTCCGTCAGTGCCGATGTACAACTTGAAGCCGTCCAAAAAACTCTTCTCCGTGTTGTCGGCGCCGCGCTTATCATTGCCCGTCATGTACAGGATACCTCCGCTATCGCCGGGTAGTATATCGGTGTCGATGGTCCCCTCTAACAGATTGGTCTCGACATACTGCGACAGCGTTACCGTGACCTTGTTGTAGACCTTGCCCATGCCCAGTGTCTGGTCGTCGGCATCCCAGTATACATCGGCATTGCCTTCGAGGATGTCGACAGCATACTCGTTCAGCATCTGACTGTAGTCGTATATGTGGAAGTCCCCGCCACGCTGTATTATGCGCATCGCAAACGGCTGTAAGACCGCCTTGAGAACTTCGAGGCACGTCTGCGGCTCCCCGTCCTCATCATAGAAATTGGCGCAATCCACGCGCAGCGCGGTCAGGTCTATAGACTCGCCTCCGTACATCGTCGAGATATGCGTAACGCATTGCTTTGATTGGTCAAAACGCAGGTGCAGACGATCGATGCACGTCTCTATGATTTTTTTCAGTGATAAGTAGCCGGTCGGTGCATTCCACTTTACGCGGTCGAGCGCTGCAAAGTCACTGAAAGTCAGCGATACTTCATACCCACTCAGCGTGCTGTACGGCTCCTCGTACTGCTCGGTGTCGAGTATACCTGTCCAGTAGCGGTCACCGTTGCGGTAGACGTTGCAACGCACCGCGCCTACCTTGGTGGTATACAGCGACATGAATTGCCTGTCGCTCTCGCTTATGAGGTGGAGCGTAAGCGCCGCACCGCATACCGGCTCGAGCGGCTCGGTCTCCTTCCATTCGAGCTCGGCGGCAGGGTCGGCCGCAAATGTCAGTGTGCCGCCGCCCGTAGGTACGCCGTCACCCGTAATCTCAATCTTCCAGCGCGTCCCGTGTATGCCGAGGAACTCGCCCGTGTATGTATTCTGTGCCATTCTATATTCGGCTATTGTGGTTATCTACTTTGTTGAGGATGCCGCGCAACGTGCGCCCCTCGATGCGGAACTCGACTTCGCCTCCGAGGTTGCCCTGCGGTTGTATGAGTGTGCGCAGGCGGTCGAGCGGCGCTACCACTTCGGGGTTGGTTGACGCGTTGGCGTACTCGCCGAACATGCCAACCGTGGGGCCGTAGGCGATACCACCTTGGGCGTACTTGGGCAGGCTGAACATCGTGGCCAGCATCGTGGCCACGGCCGCAGCACCTAATGCCACACCTACCCACGGCAGCCACGCGTGCGCCTTGAACATAGCCGCAGCGGCCGCGTTGGTGTCGGCTGTGGCCTCGGCGTTGGACGCCGCAACGTTCGCCGCCGAAGTGGACTGCTTGGTGGCACTTGACGCTACACTCGCCGCATCTACGATGTGGATAATCTGCGTGATGGCCCGGTACATCTGCATAGCACCGTCCACTACGGCGCTGACCTTATCCCAGGCCGTGGCGTTCTCGTCCGTGACCTTGGTCATCGACTGTATGCCGCCTTGCAGGCTCTTGGTGGCGTCCCACATATCCGTAAATGTCCCCATGGCCGTCACCGTGCCGGCGCGCAGCTGTTTGAGCTTGGCGATGGCGTCATCTATGCCCTTGCGGTCGTCTTCGTTCAGTCCGGGCATATACTTCATTGCTTCTAACTGCTTGATTTGGCGCGTGATACCATCAACCCCCATACCCTGTACCTCTACCTTAATCAACTTTGACGGCAGTCTGTATATCCTATCGAGGTCGGCGCGTATCTCATTGAGCGTACTGCGCCAGCGCGGCGTACTCACCGCCACGGCCTCGGTCGTACCGGTCCACGACTTTTTCAACGCCTCGATATTGTCGATGATGCCGCCTAAAACTTTGCGCTGCAACGGCGTCGTAGCCTCGTCAAAGGCCTTGCGGTAATACGCCAGCGCTTCGTTGGCGGCGCTTATGCTGCGGATGTCCGCAAGCGCCTTGGGCGGCTTGTAGCCCTTGGCCGTGGATGCCGCTGCGTCCCAGCCCTTGCGCATCTCCTCGAGCGTGTCTATGGTCTGCTGTGCTTTGCGGCGGTCGGCGTCTGTGGTGGCCGCATCCTTGACCTTGTTGTAGTATTGTACGGCCTTGCTCAGCTCCTCATAACTTTGTATCTCCGTCAGATTGGCCGGCGGAGTGTACGGCTTATCCTCCTTTACGGGCGTTGTCTTGCCGGGCTTATAGCCACCTCCGCCCGACTCGATAACCGGGTCTACGTGGATATTGGACTTTCTGTTGCTTAAATCTTCGATGGCGTTGTCAACAATACTCAGCTTCTCCTCCAGCTCCGCAAGTTCGCCCTGCGCTATTTGCGTTGTGCTGTATGATTTAAACTGTGTTCCGCCATAGAGCGAAACAGCATGCCTCGTAATATAGTCATTATATGCGCTCAGCCGTGCTTCTTCAATCTCTTTTTCAAAACCTCTTTTCGACTGTATAAATTTCGGACCTCTTTTGCGTAATTCCGCTTCTTTACTGTTCGCCTCTTCCCTCGCGCCCCGGTATATTTCGGACATCTGCGCCTTGGTCTCAGGCGACTGTGACCATGTGCGCTTGTTTATTTTGTTCTCAATTTCGATACGCTCGGCGTATAGGTCTTCGATTTTCTTCTGCAAGGCACGGGCGTACGCCGCTTGTTTAATATTATCACAAAGCTTTTTGTACTGTGCAGCGGCCTTGCCCGTCATGATGGCCTCCTCAGACAATTGCCCGAGGTATGTCGGATAATCGTTGATAAGCTGCCGCGCGGCTTGGTGGCGCTCTTTGTACGTCCCTGCAAGGTCGGTGGCCTTTTTGTACAGCTGCTCGACGGCGGACAGCTCCTTGGCCGCATACTCGCCCGTGGCCTGTCCGACATCCGTCAGCGACCGCTTCCATTGCTCGTACTCTTTGCGCACTCGCGCCGCTTCCTCGGCCGCTTCGCGCTGCTTCTCGGCCGCTTCGTCAGCCTTGCCCGTCAGCGCCGAGAATGCCGCCGAAATGCCCCATAGCACAAGCCCCACACCCGATGCCGCCATAATACCGCGTATGGCCACGCTAAAAGCACGGGCGCTTATGCCGGCCTTGGTCATGGCCGCAGCGCATACTTTGGCCACGCGCGAATTGGCCAGCATCGCCGTGGTCGCAGTGTATATCTTGCCTATCACTCCCCAATAAGCCTTTGCCGCTGTCGCCACTGCGGCACTAAGCGCCTTCCAACCTGCCGCGATATTGAACACGGCTGCGGCGACACTCATATACGGCGCTATGCCCGACACTAAAGACCCTATCTTCGCTTTGAGCGCTCCCATCTCGTTTGCCAGCTGCTTCTGCTTTCCGGCGTCCGTCTGTGCCAGCACCTTGTTCATCTCGCCGACATTGTCGGTGATAATCTGTGCCAGCATCGCCGCACGCTCCTGCTCGTTGCCGTTCTTGACGGCTGCTTCCTGCGCTTCGGTAAAGGTGATGCCTGCGCGCCGCAACGCCGAGGTCAGACCCGTCATCGCCTTGCCCATCATATTTGCCACGGCCACGGCGTCCCCGGCCTCTGCATTATACCCGCGCTGTTGAGCTACAAGGTTATTCATCGCCGGGATAAGCACCTCTAACGACGATTTTTGATACAAGTACGTGGCCAACTGTTGCGCCCCGGCGCGCTGTACGCCCGCCGATATAATGCCGAGTTCGGCCTGTGCACTCGTCAGCTTCTTTATAGATGCAATTTCCTCGTCCGTGGACTTCATGCGCTGACGCATAATGACCTCCAGACGCGTTGCGTTCAACTCTGCATTGGCATACGATGCAGCCAGCGACTGTATCATGTCGTTCATTCGCCCGAAACCTTCGGCCATAACTGACCATGACGCCGTCATATTGACACTTGCTTTGTCAACTGAACTCTGTACGCTTTTGGACACTTTCTTCAACTCGGACAGCGACATCGTAGCCGACTTGATGCCCTTATCGTCGTATACGGTCTTGAAATTTATAGTTATATTCTTTGCCATTTTTACCTATTATTGGTCAATATGTCTTATTTTTAATCGTTAATGCTCTGCTATGCGTCTGTTTGCTTATATTTGCGTCAACAAACAATTATCCGTAAACACCATGCTGCCACTTGTTCATACCGTTTTATTGCACGCCACTTTTGCAGATATTTTCATATATCCCATTTGGGATTTAATTTGCAAATTATGGTGGCTCTTGTGGCACATGCCTATTACCTTTTTTGCCATCGTGCTAATACTCTATGTTATAACTATAGCAAAGGGCGATAGAAAACTTCCGTGGTAAATATTTGTCGCGAACTAATAAATGTGCACCATGTTACTCTTAGCTGAAACAATGTCCGTTGGCGGCTTTTTCTCCGCCCTTTGGAAGTGCATCGTCGGTCTGTTTGGTTTTGCACTGGAACACCCGTTCATGGTCGGCTTATTCATCTTCCTCTGCATCGGAATAGGCGGGGTGAAATTTTACGGTGACCATAGTAGGAACTGCGTTCCTTAAAGGCCTTCATACATTCAACTCTTAGAGACTTTCAGTATTCTTCTCACACTGACCCCTCGGAACGAACAGTTTTTCGGTGCGCTTTGTGTTGTTGCTCGTTCGGCTCTTAGTACACAACACATTCCACTGCGCCACACATACAAACCTATCCTCGGGCATCGAGTACTCGCTTATAAACAACGGCTGCGTCTGTTCCTCGCACCAGTCATAAAAAGCGGCGTGGTCAAAGCGCATGCCGTAATCGCCCTTTTGGGTCGAAGTCTGATACGGAATATCGGCATATATTACGCTGCCATCGGGTATCTCCACATCGCGGTAATCGCCCACGGAATACGTCAGCCCTTGCAGACTTTGCAGCCTTTCCAGACTTTCCAGCCTTTCCAGACTTTCCAGCCTTTCCAGACTTTGCAGCCTTTGCAGACTTTCCAGACTTTCCAGCCTTTCCAGACTTTCCAGCCTTTCCAGCCTTTCCAGCCTTTGATTATCGCCGCGCACTTTCGCTGTCTTGCTCTTGATAAGCGGCACAAGCTGCCGCACTACCTCCCTATAAGCCTGACGCCGCTCGCGCACGCTGTCAGCCGTCAGCATCATATGCACCGCACGCTTGTACGGCTCTACCTCGCGCGAGTAAAGATATTCCTGCCCGTTATTCCCGAAAGACCAGCACGCGCGAACATACGGGTCGCTGTCTTTGAGCGCAAAGAAATCCTCGCGGCTTATCCACCGCCGCTCATCGCGGTATTTGCCTGCAACGGCGTCCACAAACAATTGCGGCATATCGCTTATATCGTTGATATGTATATGCTCATACTTGCCGCTCAACGCCGCACAATGCGCTATCGCGCAGCCGCCGCAAAACACATCATACAAATGCGTAGCCCTCGGCAACAACGCCACTATACGCTCTGCCAGCTTATTCTTACTCCCCATATACGAAATCCCGTACCTCATAACTGCTCTTATTCTATCTGTTCAACAATTCTTCCATTCTCTCGCGTGTCGATGGCGTCCATTCGCGCTTTTGACTTGGACAGATACTTGGACACGGTTTGTCCAACTCGTCCAACGGGATAAGCATCTTCGGCGTTACGCGCTTGGTCGTGTGCGGCTGTATCAGTATCGCGCACGCCGTCCGCAATCTATTCCAGCGCGCCAAATCCAGCGCGTGTTGCCGCTTCGCATCCTCCTCCATACAAAGCTCGAACGCCCCCGGGCTTAGCCGCCTGAACGTGTCGAGCGGCATCCCGAGGGCGGTCAAAGCGTAGGCCTGCAAACGCAAGATGTCTATTTTTTCACCGTCGTCTTTTTTTTTGACCCTTTGGCATTCTCGGCATTGACAGCCTCGCCCCAGCGCTGTATATCCTCGGGCGTCACGCGCAAGGCAAAGGTGCGGAAGTCCATATCAAAGGCACGTCCGTCAGCTTCGGCCGTGGCGCGTACTTGGTAGTACAGCATACGGCACGCATCGGACAGCCCCGTAATCTCATAGGCCTCCTTGCCCGTGGCCTCGCGGAAGTCCACGAGTGCCGCCATCGTCTGACGCACGGGGTACTCGATCCCGTCTATCTTTATCGTCGTTTCCATTTTATTAACTATATCGGATATACTTAATAAAATCACGCCCCCGCGTTTGTGGTAGTGATACCTGTGCCGTCAAAGGTTACCGCGCCGGTATTCTCGAGGTCGAGGCTGTAGGTCACATCGTCATTGGCGGGCATGGTGTGGTCGCACTTGGTGATGACAAAGTTGCCTGTCAGGTACGGCTTGGCATCGTTGGCGCGCTCAAAGCATTTCACCGTCACGGGCGTTGCGGCGGCTGCCAGCGCCATCAACGCCGCAAATCCGTTCTCTTCCTCGCCGTAGTAGTGCAGTCCTTCGCACGAAATCGACACGGACAGCCCGGTGATACCTTTCTCTTTATAGAGCGCTTTGGTCAGCGCGTCAGCCTTGGGGGGCTTAACCGCGCGGTCTTTGGTCTCGGCGGAAATGCTGACATTGTGTGTCGTGCAGTGGCCTATGGCCTTCTCGCCTATCATCAGCAGCATGTCGCTACCGTTGACATATCCTGTTTTTGTTGACATAATTATTTATGTGTTAATTTGTTAATATCCTATACGTTAATGCAAAATAGTACGCATCGCCGTCGTATCCGTCCGATGCGTTCTCTAACTGAATGCCGCGGATAGTCATCCCCTCAAATTCGGCGTCCTCAAATCTCTGTGACAGCATATTGTTGGCTACCTCAGCCACTTCAAGCGCCTCGTCATATCCTGAGCCGTAGCATGTCAATACTACCGTGACGCTGCGCGGTCCGGGCAGGGTCTTGTCGGCGCGTGTAGTCACGCCCGCCAACGAATACACCACATAGGGTAGTTGCAGCTGTGCGCCGTTGGCACTCGGCATCGCCACTACCGGATAAGCCGGCAGCCCGCGGTCTAACAGAAAGTTGTATATCGCGATGCCTACGGACAGCCCCGTGCGTGGGAATGGTACGCTTCTATCAGTCTTATATCCAGCCATTTTTCTTCAATTGCTTTTCGATCTGTTTATCAAACAATTCGCCCAGTCGGCTCTCGACCTCGGACGCCTTGGCTTGCTCGGCTCTCCCCAGCGCATTGATAGGCTGACGACTGCCGCGTGAGGTCGTCCCGTCTTCCAGCCAGAACAGCGCAGGCTTGAGCTGCCCTCGGCGGTTGAGGTGCATGGCCTTACGCGCACGGTTGGACAGGTAGACGCGCATACCGAGTTTGGTCTTCCCGTAGGGCGCTGCCATCAGAATGTTCTTGGCCAGTGCCGAGGCGTTGTGCACGCCCGATGTACGGACGTTGCGCCGCGCCTCGTTGCGCAGGATGCGCCCTCCGGCTCGCAGTGCGCCCTTGAGGGCACGCGCCTTCTGTTGGTCGGTCAGCTGTGCCGCCAGACTGCGCAAGTCGCGCTGTAGCTCTTGGATGGTCTCCTTGTCGCTCATAAATTTACGCGGTCACATATTACGGTTTTCAGCCCTTTGCGCCGGTTGGCGATGACGGCGGTCACCTCCATCAGCGCACCACTATCGGTGTCCTCGTCCGATACCTCGGTCAGGCGGTCTCCTCGGCGAATGTCATGCAGATAGCGCACGTAGTACTCGGCGTGGATGTCGGCATACATCTCCCCTGCTTCATTGCGTTCTGTGGCGCGCATAGACGCCCGCTCGGCGCGAATAAATGCGAGGGTGGTGTATTTGGCCAGCAACGCCCCGGTCCCCGAAATAGAAGTCTCTGGGCGCTCCCAACGCAGCCGTGTATGCATGCGTCCTATCTTCATCTCGGCAGGTCTTTTGGATAGCGGCGGTACGGTGCCAGCATCTGACGCACGCGCACGGGTGTCTGTGACGCCTCGCCATCGCGGTTGTTATAATACAACGCAGTCAGCATCAGCGCGGCCATTACGATGTCGAACGGCACTTCGCCGTACTCCTCGATGATGTCGGCCTCGGTGCGCTGCAGGATGTTGCACACCTCGGCACAGGCCGACCCCATGGCCAACGTCACCAGCGGCGCCTCGGCCGCGGTAGCTTCCGCGCCGAGGTCGTCGATGATATTGTATCGCTTTACTATGTCGAGATCGAGGAACATTTATCAGGCTTTGAATTTGCCGAGAACAAAGGCATCGGAGCGCAGCGTCTTGGTGCCGAAGTCGACGTGCAGGGTGAATTGCACGACGTCCTTGCGAGCCTCCGTGTAGGGGTCTACAATGAAGCTGAAGTCGCCGAATTGTCCGACAGGTTGGTATGTGAAGTCACCGATACCGATATAGTCGTCGCCAATGAACTCGGTGGTGAATACGGGGATACCGGCTATCATATCGTTTTCGCAGATCATGATGCCACTGCCGGTGTCTTTGCTCGTGGCCTCGAGGATGGCCTTGGTGGACTTGGTCATTACCCACGCCATATGCTCGCCCTCGACACCGCTCTTGAGCACAACGGCCTTGAGCTTGTTGATGTCGGCATAGGTCTTGGCTATCATTGTCGGGGTCTTGCCGATGAACGGACCTACAAGGTTGGTGGCGCCGGTGGCTGCTGTGGTGCCGAACATGGCTTTGTTCAACGCCTTGGCCACGGCCATAGGTAGCAGGTTCTTGACTATGGTCTCGATGATACCGCCGCTTTGATTGATGGTGCGACGGGTGACACCGCAGGTCACCCCGATAGTGTCGGGTACAGCCTTGAGCGCCGACAGGGATATTTTCTGCTCGGTCAGCTCCATATTGTCGCCGCCTATGGTGGCCTCCACCATCGACGCAACAGGCCAAACATACTCACCGACAAGGCCGGACATCAGCGGCAGGCCTACCTTGTCAAGGATCAGACCTTCCTGCAACGGCATAAGCACGTCCTGCAGGTTGATGCGGACGATATTGCCGGCATTCGCCACGTTGATGTCGGTGACGGTAGGCTCGGCCGGGACCACGGGGGGGTCTTCGCGCACAAGGCGGATGGTAGTGGAGACACCGCGCTTCACGTTCTCGCGAATGGCGCGCTCGGCCTCGGCAAGGCGCTGTGCAGCACTCTGCGCGGGTGTCAGGATCTCGGTAAGCTTTTCGCTGCGCAGACGCGCCGATATGCGGTCTTGCTCGGCACGCAGTTCATCGACATGCTTCTGCTCATCGGCAGTGTAGCCTCTTTTCTCTTTCTCGAGGGTGTCGGCCATAGCACGAAACTCCTCGGCAATCTCGTTGTAGCGTTTTTGCGCTTCTCTCTTTTCTTTTGGTGTCATAATCGTAATATCTTATTTATTAGATAATTATATTTTTTGTCATACTCCTCTGTCGACCAGACGGCGCAGCTCGGCCACACACTCGGCGCTCGCTTGTGAGGCCTCACGCGCGGCAGCCTCACGCGCAGCAGCCTCACGCGCAGCGCACTCTGTGTCGGGATAGGCAGGGCGGTCGGTCAAGGTGAAATCGTCTATGTCTTGTATCTTGCGGATGGTGTATATCACGCGGTCGCCGGCGTCCTCGCGCGATACAGCCGTGTCATCCATGTAGTCCAAATAAAAAGCGAAGCTGCAGCCGTCCAAAGCGCCGCTGCGCACAAGTTCAAACGCAGTATCGCCATCAGGCGTGTGCGGGGGCTCAAAGACGAAATGCACGCCCTTCTCGTCTACGCTGTACTCCAGCGTGCCGACACCCTTCTTGCTCCGCGCCAACAGGCGGTGGCGGTCGTGGTACAGGTTCATGCGGATGTCGCAGCCGTCCAACATTTCCTTGGTCACAGCCTCAGGCGCTATCATCTCGTATACGGGCTTGCGGCACTCCACACCCATCAGCGCCGAGGGAGTGTCGAACACTATCGCATACCCCTCGATACGGCGGCTGTCGGCATCCTCGGATGCCCGCAGCTCGCGCGTCATATACTCTCTCTTGGTTCTATTCTTTCCCATTGTTCGCATTATTTTTATTGTTCGCATTATTGCCGTTCACCGGCCTCAGATTGGCACTTACCATCGGCGTGTCGCCGCCGTCTACCGGATGACGCCCGTCGGCTCGCCGCAATTCGTTGACGGTGGCGACGCCCGCGCCTAACAGCGCGGACATATACCGCGCCTTGCTATCGAGGTCGCACGCGTACAGCTGACTGCGGTCGAAGGCTATGCGGCGCCGTGCGCACTCGCCGCGGCTCAGCAGTTTGCGCTGGAGCTCGTTCTCTATCTTCCGCAGTAGCGGGTTCAGCGTGTTGCTTAAAAACGCCACATTGGCCATCTCGGCGCTCTTGTAGTTGCTCGAAGTCTCGTCCATCACGTAGGACGGGTGTACTCCGAAAAAGCGACAGATGTCGCGCAACGCCCATTGACGATTTTGCACGAATTGGGCATCCTGCGCGGTCATCTGCACTCCGTGGAACTCGGCATTGCCGTACAGCACGTTTAGGTAGTCACCGTGGCGCATATTGTAGCGCAACGCTCCGGCCAGACGGTCGAGCTCTTCATCCTGCACTTCGCCGTAACCTTCGACCGTGCGGGGATTGGTAATAAACCCGGTGGGCATACAGCCGTTGGCGAAACGCCGCAGCATCTCGCGGTCGGCAGTGGCAACTGTCCGCAACGCGGTATTGGCGGCGACTATTAGCCCCACACCCACAGGCGTCCCGTCATAGCTCGGACAGCTCAGACGCACGATGTCGCCCTCGGCATATCTCCCCGACAGCCCTTGTGCAAGGTCTGTCACGGTGTACGTCTCGCTGTAGCGGTCGTATACCACGGAGGCATCGGCGCCGACCAGACGTAGCTCCATCAGCGCGTACGGCGCACTCTCGAAGTAGCGCGGTATGATGTAGGCATTGCCTAACAGTAGCATTTGCTGCACAGCGCGCGCCCAAAGCTCTACGGCGCTGTCGCGGTCGTTGGGCTGCACGGACAGCAGATACTGGAGGTTGTTGGCATCGCCTTCGGGCACTGCGGCGAATACGCCGTCCGCCCCACACGCCAGCAGACGCAACGGCAGCGACGACACCGCACCGCTTATCAACTGGACACAGCGGTTGACTACCGCGATGCCCATAGCGTCCGCAACGCTGTTGACCGGCACATCGTGCGCAGTCTCCGTCATCAGCAGGCTGCGGTCAATAGTCACCTCGCGCCGCATACGCCGTGTGCGCCGACTATTTCCACTTTGGAAATACTTGCCCACGACATGACGCAGCCCGCCAAACACGCCGCCCGTCTCTCGTATATTGTTCTTGCTTCTTTCGGTCATATATCCGGGGCGCTACACATGCCCCTCTACATAGCCGACCGTTAAGCGAAAAGTGCCGTCACTTTTTGCCCTATTTCGCCGCTTTTAGGAAAAGTTTAACAAAGTTTAACCATAAACAATTTGCTAAATAATTTTTTAGCATTAACTTTGCAATGTCAAATTAAACAACGAAAGGAAATGAAGTACAGCGAATTACATCGAAAGCTATGAAAGGTCGGGTGCTACCCGACAGGCGAAACCATCAATGATCATCCTGAGTGGTACAGCCCCATCACTAAAATGCGCTTCCCGACATCTCACCACGCCACCGAGGAAGTTAAGAAGGGCACTTTGCGAAACATTGCCAAAATGTCCGGCGTAAAATTCTAAAAAAAAGGTCGTGGGCGGCGCCCACCGCCCACGATCTAACTCATACAACCAAAAAAACGACAAAATATGATTACAGTAAAAGCATACTTAAACCGCGAAGCCGATGGCTCTTACAGCATCTATACAGAAGATGACCGCTTGAATTACGGTCTCATCGGCGAGGGCGCAACCGCGCAGGAAGCTATTGACGAATGGAATGAAACATATCTCGCCACACAAAAATCCTATGCCGAAAGGGGTCTCCCCTTTGTCGAGGCTGAGTTCTCCTTCGCCTACGATGTGCCCTCTTTTCTGACATACTACGCCGGGATACTCAACTATACCGGCCTCTCTAAACTCACCGGAATATCTTCTGCGCAGCTCTCACAGTACATCTCCGGGTACCGCAAACCATCGAAAAAAACCACCGAAAAAATCCAAACCGCTATAAACGCCCTCGGGCAAGAATTAAGCCGCGCACAGTTCGTTTAATTTGACACCATTTCCAGTGTGCACGGCGCGCCCCGAACATCACCACACGATGCCCGGGGCGCTTTATTCTACCGCCGCGCGTCCAGAAACAGACGCAGCGACATCAACATCGTTATCACTCCATCGATCTTCTGGTACTCGCTACGCTTGACAGGCTTTGTATTGCCCATCATATCGGTGTCGAGTACGGCATTGGCGAAGCACCACCGAGTTATCGGATTGTCGTCCACAGTCACATGCCCGGTATATATCGCGTGCTCCATGGCGGACACAGGCGCCGTGAAATTGGCGTTGTTCTGCTTGACGGGTCGGACTATCCCCTCACCTCCGCTATTGCGAAGCATATTGACTACCTCCAGGCTATCGTAGGCGTCATAACCTATAGCGCGTATACGCACGCACGTTGCGAGGTAATTTATATAATCGACGATACCGCGGTAGTCGATGACGGGGCCGCGCATCAGGCGCAGATACCCCTTCGTGGCCCATGCACGATACTGGCGCTCGTTGGGATGCCCGGCCAGTGCTCCCTCGGGGAAGAAATACGCGGTATGGAAGCGGTAGCCCTTGGCCGTAGGGTCGTAGATGCCGGCGGTCACGGCGCTGAAGTCGTTGCGCACGCTTAGGTCTATGGCCACCATCGCATCGAGCTTCTTGCCGGTCGGAGGCGTCAGGTCTACGGACTGCATCGCCTCGGCGATGGCCTCGTCGCCTATCCACGCGCGCCTGTCGCTAACGGCGAAGGTGTTGAGCAGCTTTGTCCGAAATGCTAACATCGCCTCGGCGCCGTTTCGCTTGGCAGCGGCGTACTCGTTGCGGTAGAAGTCCTCGGAGACGGTAATGCCCATGTGCGGCTGCACCTTTCGCCACGTGCGCACATCGTCCTCGGCATCATCGGCATCAGGCTCAAACAAATGCGCAAAGACGCCGGGGTCGTCCTCGGCATCTCCTAACAGCATAGCCTTGTAGCCCTTCAGCATCGACGCGAAAGGGCCGCCTATGACATCAGATGCGGTCGTTATAATCACAGTTAGCGGCTCACGCCGTACGCCCATGGACGTTGTCAGCACCGACAGCAGCGTATTGTCGCGCGCTTGGCTAAATTCGTCCATAATCACGGTAGACGCACTCAGACCATCCTTGGTACGCGCATTGGCCGTCAAGCACTGCGCTATGGCCGTGCGGTCTCTCCGCAGGCTCTTGATGGCTTGCTCGTTGACTACATATCGACGTCCGTGCGGATCTAAGCGCCGCACTATTCCTCGAAGCACATCGAAGCATTTCTTTGCTTGGTCGGCACTGTTGGCACCGGTGTATGCTTCGGCGTTGGCGTCTCCATACAGTAGGTCGTAGGCGGCTATGGCAGCCGTGCTCGTGGTCTTGCTGTATTTGCGCGGGACGAACAGGCACGCCTCGCGCGTGACCCTGCGCCCACCTTCGCGGAAACCGTATATCGCGGCGAACTGGAAGTACTGCACCGGAGTTAGGCGGTAGCGTGTCGGCCCTGCCTTGCCCGGGAAATACAGGCTCTCATAGAACAGCGCGAAGCGCCGCACCTCCCCCACATCTATCCCATACCGCCGACAGTGCCCGAGGAAGCGCAGCACCGCCAACACATCCCACAGACAATGCCCCTCGGGGTCCGCCTGCACATCCGACACGTATTGCTCCAACCGCCCATCCACAGCCGCAAGACGGTAACGGCTGACGTCCTCTCGCGCCAGTCGCTCTACCGCCGCAGTCTTGGCCTGCCGCTGTCGGTCTCGGTCGGTCTCGGTCATATCACTTTGGCCGTATCACCGCGCCGTTTTTTTCTTCTTTAAGTTCGCGGGTCAAATCGATCAGCGGATCGCTCTCGACCTCGTTCATCAGCGCGTCCATCGTCAGTCCGAGGTTTTTCGCTTGCTGCGTAATGCTCGCCTCGGCTATCTGACGCGCTTTAATTGCCGGGTGTATCACCGTGCGCTTACCTTCCTTGGTCGCGTTGGTAATAGTCGCACCCGCCAACTTGTCGCACTCGGCATTGGCCAGCGTCAGCGTGTGCATTGCCGAAGCCAGCGCGGCTATTTGATACTGCATACCCGGGGCATAGCGACCGGCTCGCCGCAGACACTTCGTGATCGCATCTTGTATATTCTTCGTTGTTCTCATATCGTTCTGTTCCCCTATTTTCAAAATCACCTCGCGCATAAAAAAAAGAGGGGGGTGAGGTTAATCAAGGCCACCCTCAATAAAAAAACACCCCCCCCCTACGGTTCTGCATCCTCGCCGAACATCTCGGCGTAGAACGCCTTGAGCTGCTCGCGCTCGCGTTCCTTCCGCTGCTCGTAGTAATACTTGCCCAGTTGCCTGTGCGCGGCTACATGGCAGCGGTGACACAACGCCACAAGGTTACTCGGAGCGAACATCAGTGCCTCCTTGGCTACCACCGTCGGCACGCTGTCCACAGGCGTAATATGGTGCACCTCGGACGCTGCTCGCACTCGCCCGGCTCGCTCGCACTCCTGACATAGCGGATGCTTTTGCAGCACCTGTGCCCGCAACGCTCGCCACCGGGGGCTCACTATCATACGACGATATACGCCGCTTCGTGTTTCAATCCTCTTTTTCATTTCTGCATCTTCTCCTCTGCTTGGTCGGTAATGTATTGTTTGGCGTTGGCTCGGCATCAGCATAGGCCGCAAAGCTCTGCGCGATCTCGGCCTCTATGGTATCACCGGGTAACGCGCTCGATCGGTCGAGCATACCAAGGACCACGCGCACCGCCGCGGCCGTGAAGGCGTTGGCGCTGCGCATACCTACTCGCCTTGTCGCCATACGTATCTGCGCGTGGGTCTCGGCATCTACCCGCATGGTCATCTTGATGGTATCGCGGTCCTTGGTCATCCTAACAATCTGTATGCAAAGGTAATAAAAATTATTAAACATTCGACATATTTTTCAGCGCATCCAGCATCGCACGCTGCGTCTCGTCCTTGCGCGCGATGGCGGCCACAGCTCGCTCGTCTACGGTACCGCGTGCCACCAAGCGGTACACATGCACCGTCTGCCTTTGCCCCTGCCGGTGCAGTCGGGCATTGGCTTGCAGGTACTGCTCCAAGTCCCAGCCGAGCGATGTCCAGACAATGTAATGGCCGCCTGCCTGCATGTTTAGGCCGTAGGCCACCGAGGCCGGATGTGCCAGTAGTACGTCCACTTCTCCGGCATTCCACGCCACCACATCGGCGTCTCCATCACACCGCCGCACGCGGTACTGCCGAGCCAAAGCCTCCTCTATCATCTCGACGTCGAAGCGGTAGCGGTAGAACACCAGCACAGGCGACTGCGCGGCCTCCACTATCTCGGCCAGCGCCTCAACCTTTGCCGTATGCAGGTGCTGCACTCCTCCGCCGTCGGTGTATATCGCACCTGCGGCGTACTGCCCCAACTTGCCCATCAGCACGGCGACACTCGCGGCGGTCACTTCGCCCGCCAACGTCTCTGCCACGCGGTCACGCTCGAAGGCGCGGTAGCCCTTGTATGTCTTATCATCGAGCGCCACGGCCACATCGTGCTCTACCATCTCGGGCAATGTCAGGTAGTCGGCGGCACTCATGGTCAGCACCTCGGGCGCTATGGCCGTACGGATGGCATCGGCAGCCCCGGCCTTGGGCGTGACCTTGATAGGGATGTACCCGACACGAACGATGTCGAAGTACTGCTCGCGGTAGCGTGTCAGGCTCTTGCCGAGGGTTGCGCCTCCGTCGATGCAGTACATCTGCGCCCACAAGTCCACGAGTGTATTCGGCGCGGGCGTGCCGGTCAGACCGACGATACGCCCGAAGCAGCCGCGCACTTTGCGAAAGGCCTTGAAGCGCACACTCCGTGCGTTCTTGAAGCTCGTCAGCTCGTCGATCACGCACATATCATACGGTAGTCGTCCGTTGTAGTAGCCGACCAACCACACGAAGTTGTCACGCGAGGTTACATAGACGTCTGCGGGGCTCTCTGCCGCGCGTTCTCGCTGTCGGGCGGTGCCGACTACCACCGACACGCGCAGGCTCGTCAGATGCCGCCATTTGGCCGCTTCCTGCGCCCATGTGCTTTGCGCTACTCGCAGCGGTGCCACAACCAGCACGCGCTCGACTTCGGCAGCGTCGATCAGCCGACGTATCGCCGTCAACGTGATCACGCTTTTACCCAGTCCCATATCGAGGAAAAGCGCGCAATACGGCGTATCCTCTACGTACCGTATCGCGCGCCTCTGGTACTCGTGCGGCTTGAAGTCACAGACCTGCGGCATATCTCTCCAATCTGAGTATATACTCGTCTACGGCCACGCGGCTGTCGCATACGTTCACCACATGGCCCATCGCTGTCAGCTGCTCATATCGACGTTGCTGTATCGGGCGCATACCCTGCCCGGCGCTTTTCAATTCGCACCAGGCCGTCAGACCGCCGTTCATCACTATCAGTCGGTCGGGATAGCCGGCCTCCGTCATATTGGCGTATTTCAGGCACAGCCACCCCCGACGGGTGCACTCGCTCACGAGGTAACGCTCTATCGCCTTCTCGCTCGTCTCGGCATGATGCACTAACGCATTTATCGTCCTGTCCATATCTTTATATTTGTTAAATTATCATCTGTCATCGTAAATAAGTCCGGTTCTTTGGTTATTATTTCTCCGTCCTTATATTTTTGATCTGCGGCCTTCGTGCATATATCGACTATTTCTGTAATTGTCGCATCACGCACTGCGGCATCCTCTATTAGCAATAGATATATTGCCGTCATTCCTTTCAGTGTGATCTCCATATCTCCTGCCAAAGCTTTGATCGGGCCTATCAGGACGTGCGGCCCTTCTACCGTATACTCGACACGGCATTTGTCAAACGCGTAAACCGCCGAACTATTCGAGTTTTTCGTATCGTTCATCTCTTTTCTACTCATTTTCAATCTGTTAATCTAATCAGTAAACCATTTGGTAAATCCTACGCGCGCACGCGCGTACGCGTATATATGCCTACGTTTTTATATATACGTATATGCCTATATTTATATATACTTCTATATATTTGTTTATATACTTTTTTGGTTTACTTGGTTTACCTTTGATTAACACGTTAACAATTAACTTGATAACGGTAAACCAAAAGGTAAACCAAAGGTAAACGGTAAACCAAATTTCAAACTCGCGGCTCATTTTTCGCCTGTTTTTTCGTCCGGACGCTTATATGACTTCTGCATTCCATACGTCTTTTCGCAGTGTTTCGACATAGTCGGGCCGTCCCATCCGCACTCTTTGAGCCACCGTACAATATCGCGTGAACGCCATTTGTAATTCGGATCGTTGACAGACATGCCCAGCTTCTCCCACAAAAATTCCTTGGGCGCCACGCGCTGACGCACCACCGACCCGATAGCCCTGAGCGGACTATTCTCGGTGTACCAGCTGCGCCGTTGCTCTGCTCCCCACGTCTCCCACGTGCGCGGCACGGGTTCATCCAACCACTCCAAAAACGCAGTCTTGATAGGGTCGTCGGCCTCATCGTTGTACGCCTCTTGTCGGGTCTTAGCCTGCGCTGCCAACTCGTCATCCAGCATCAGCTCTTCGCCCTGCCGATAGCGATACACGGCCTCCGCCCATATCTGGTCGCGGTCGCGTTTGAGGTCGCGCCGGAAGTACCGATGTGTGCGCAACTCGGGCTTCACGGGCACCACCCAGAAGCGGCGGTCGCCGGTCTTGCTCTTGAGGAAATATTCTTCATTGGTCGTACCGCCAAAGACGCATTGACGCGGATAGCGCACGACCCTCTGCCCGTAGGCGCGTCGGTAGGCGTCGCACTGTCGCGACAGGAAGTTCTTGATGTTCTCGATTTCGTTTCGCTTTAGCACCGTAATCTCGGGCAGTTCGAACACCCAGCCGCCGGACAGCTGCTCCATAGCTTCCTTGCCGTCCATCGTCGTAAGGCTGTCGTTGTACCAGTCACCGCCCATGGCGGCGAACAGCGTGGACTTGCCGCAGCCCTCGGGGCCGGCTAATATTAGGCAGTAGTCGTACTTCACTCCGGGCTCGTAGATACGCGCGACTGCGGCGGTGAAATGCTTTCGGGTCATGGCTCGCGTCAACGCGTCATCCTCGGCGCCGAGGTAGTCGATGACCAAGCGGTCCAGTCGTTCCTCGCCGTCCCATGTAAGCCCCTCGAGGTAGTCCTTGACGGGGTGACGATGGTGAGACGTCATCACGGCCACCAGCGCATCTTCGATGCGGCCTTTCCCTTCAATGCCGTAGCGCTTTTCGAGGTATACGCGCAGATTGGCGCTGTCATCGTCTTTCCAGCTGACGGCATCTTCTCTCCACGGCAGTCCGCCTACGACTACATCGTAGCCGCTGAAATCATCGTGCCACAGCCGCCCGGCCAGCCCTTCGTCATGCTCGATTATCAGTACGCAGTTGCTCAGCGTAGGCTTGATGCCGCCGCCCTTGCCATACTCCAACGCATCGCGCCAGTCGTCAGCCTTCTCTACCTCCGTGCTCATTTCGCATTCGTCTACCATGCCGTCGAAGTCGGCTGCCAGTGTCCGCCGCATTTCGTCCTTGACACGCCCGTCTTTGAGCGCCAGCGCTTCCATCTGCTTTTGGCTCTCGGCCTCACCTCCGCTGCAGCGGTGCAGGCGCACGATGTCCCATGCGTTGAGGATGCGCTTGCCTGCAGGGTCGCTTTGATGATGGCTGTAGGCGTACTTGCCGTCATAAGTCACCAGCCCGCCGACAGCCGTTCCTCCGGCATAGGTATATCGCCCGGGCGCATGGTCGCAAGGTGTGTATATGTCGCCGAGGTACGTCCCGATGGCATCGTCTATCGTGTAGGCACGACAGAATGCGCCTATCACACCGGGCTTCTCGGTAGGCTCTTGTACCGCATTATTCCCATTGCTTCCATTATTCCCATAGTTCTCATAGCCGCAACCCTCGATCACGGCCACGCCTTCGCCCTCCTGCCGTTTGTACACGAAGTCGGCATCGAAGCTGCAGGACGGCCAGAACATCATACGTGCAGGCTCAAAGGTAGTGCTGTCGAACATCTCCACGCCGACCTGCTCTGCGATATGTCGCGCCGTAGCCTCGTACTCGCTCGGCATCATCGGCCGTGCGGTGCGTACCACGAGGCGCACACGCGGCCTCTCAGCCGTGTGCGAGTGTGTGGAGTATAAATATGCGTCCGCGCCCTCAAAAGCGCGGCAGAAGCGCTCCCAGACGTCCTCCGTGGCCTCGTCCGCATCCAGCGTCACGATGCTGCGCGACAGCACGCTGCGGTTGTTGCGTTTTCCGTTGAGCAACACGCCCCCGACAAAACCGCCGACATCCTTGGCCTTCAGGCGCTCGTCTTTGGACATTTCGGCATATTCCTCCATGGTCTCATTCGTGATCAGCGGAGTACTGCACCGCTTGGCCAGTGCGGCGAAGGATATGTTTTTATTTTCCCATTTGGCCGCTCGGCAGCTGCCGCCGATGGCTATGGCTACCATATCATTGCCCATGGTCATCCTCCTCTTTCCAGCTGAAAGTTACGCGGCTCACCGGACCCTGCACTGTCACCTCTACGCACGGAGAATGCGCCGTACGCGCGCGGTCGTACTCGTTCAGCCGCAAGGTATCTTCCGTACGCCGACACGCATTCGCTGTCACCATATCGCCGCTCGACACCTGTCGCATACCTACGCCCCACCGCAACGCGTCCAACAGCGCCCACGGCTCCAGCGCCTCGAGCATACGCGCGTAGCGACTGGTATTCTTTATCGTAAATCGCAATGTCATCTCAGTATCGTTTTATTTGATTGAAAAAAGTCGGGCTTAAGGTCCTTAAAGGCCTTAAAGACCTTAAAAACCTTAAGCCCCTAAACAAATACCCTTATAGGTCATCGTCATCGTCCGCGCCGCCGAAGCTATCGAAGTCGCGGCTGCCGTCCGTACTTCCGCCGAATGGCTCGTCATCGCGCACCTTCTGCACGGAGTTGAGCGCTACCCCGATACCTTTATTGCCGCTGACATCATAGGCGAAGAAGGACACGGAGACATTGGCCCACACTCCGCTGTACATGCTCTCCGGGTCGGTCAGCGGCTCGCAGTCGCGGTCTACGACCGCCACGCGGCGGCTGCTCTTGGCATTGAAGTACATGACATCGGTGTACTCGTCACCTGCTCCTTCTTTCTCGTTGCCGTCGCGCAGTGGGGTGGCCAGTCGCTTTGGCCGCACTCCGCGCCACTTGGTCGACACGGCTTCGGCGGTCACCGCTTCGATGGCTTCTTCTATCGCTTTCAACGCGGCCTTTTCCTTCATCGGGATCAGCACGCTGCACATGTACTTGGCGCTTTCTTTGTCTTCTCCCTCAAAGGCGTATTTCTCGAACAGGTGTACATAACTCAGGCGTACCGGGCCGAAGACCACTTTGCCGCCTATTCTTTTAAGATTTTTCATTTCGTAATTGCGTTATTTGGTTGATTATTTTGGACTTTTTTTGGCCATTAGTCGGAGATCTTCTTGAAGTCCGACATTTCGGGCTTGGCTGTATCGGGCATCAGCTTCGCTTTGCCCTCGGGCTTGTCGACGAGGTCGGCACACAGTGTCGCGAACTTTTTACGCCCGACTATCTTCTCCAACTCTGTCAGGCTCACCAGCTCCTCTGGCTTGACGATGTCGCTGTCATCATACCCTGCCGCCGCAAGGCGCTTGTGCACCTCGGCGGGGTCGGTAATGCGGCGCATGCTTCGCCCATGGCCTACGTGCCATCCGGGTATCACCGCACCGCCGAGGGCACGTTCTAATGCGTAGTCCTCTACTGCCGACAGCCATGCACGCATCTGCGGTATCAGTGGCAGCACATTCTTCCCTAAGTCGTCATCGCTTATCAGGCGCACATCGGGCATGCCGGTGGCGGTAGCTCGTACCTGCAGTGCTTTGCAGCAGCCTCGCGCCCGACAGAAGCGACACCATTCGCCGGCACGGCACTCGGCACCGTCTTTAAGCGCCGCCACCGCCGCAGGCCGCGCGGTGCCCAGCGCCCAGTAACGTATCTCACCGGCTGTCGTACGCCAGTGCCCGATGCCGTTGCTGACACGCGGCTGCACGATATGCAGCACCACCGCGGTGTCATCGGCCACACCGCGCAGCACTCCGTAGGCATAAAGCATCAGTTGGGCGTTGAGCTCGACAGGCACACGCACACCTTGGCCGTACTTATAATCGATGATATGCACCACCGCGCCCTCGATGTCTGTTCCCCCGAGGATGCAGTCGGCCGTGCCGAAGCATCCGGGCGCGACAGCAGATAGGTCCACACGCCGTTCGATGTCTCCAGTCACCGAGCCGTACTGCTTCATCCCGTCATACATTCCGCCGATATATGCAGCATACATATCTGCACATTCTTCCATTTCTCCGGTGACTTCGCCTGCGGCATACGCCACTGTCAGCACCGTATCACGCTCGCCGCTATCGAGGCCCAGACGCGCACACACACGTTCGGCAGCCAACGCATGCGCTACCGTACCCTCATGCGCCGCAGCGCTGCTGCCGTCATCGCCCGTAGCCTCGGCTATGCCCTGCTCCAACAGCGCACTGCCGGGACAATTTAGCCACTTCTCAGCACCGCTCGGCGATAGCACCGAGTGCGCCCTTACTGTCATCTCTTTCATTGTTTCCATTGTTCTTATTGTCCTTATCACTCTTGTCACTCTCTTTCTTATAGAGTGAAGCCGCCATCAAAACTTCTTGAGCAAAAACCTTATCCCTGATCATAAAGGCATACAGCATTGAGACGATGTCAATGACACTCCCGGAGCCAGTTGCACAGAACACCCCGTCGAGACACGTCATCATAAGCGCCCCTTCGCGTGGTTTAGCTTGGGGCAACGACATATTCTTCACCAACTCGTGTACCTCTTCAAAGGTCATCTCCTGCTTTTCCGTATTCATTGTTTCCATTGTTCTTATTGTTTCCATTACGTTCAAAAAGGCACATCCTGCCAGTTAGTTAGCTTACCTCGTTCATCCTTGCAGATCTTGGCCAGATCATCGATGAACGCCTGTCGCTCGTCCTCGGCCAGTTGGCTCGGCTTGGGCGCTCCGTGCAGGGTCGCCGTAGTCTTGAACATCGACACCAGCGTCCGATGATAGAATTTGTAACTATCGCTCTCGGGGTCGTCCCAGCCGTCGCCGATGATACGCTTGCGCGTCTCCACCATAGCCTGACGTACATCCTCCGCCGTAGGCGCTTGCACAGCTGTGTCCGCGCCCTTGTTGGGAGCTGCCTTTGCAGCCTCCGCCTCTACGTTGATTTTAGGCGTCTCCACCGCCTCTGTCGGCGTGGCAGTCACCGCGGCGACCTCCGCCGCCTTTGGCGGCGTCATACCAGCCAGCAGACGCTCAACCAGCGCCACTACGCGCTCGCTCACGTCCACTTTTACATTGATTGTCATTTCCATAAAACATTATTATTTTGATTGTTAGGTAATATTCGGTCTCTCTGACCGACTTAGTCCCTCGGCGCGGAGTTGAACTGCGCATAGCGTTGCTAAAATTCCGTGTGCGGCTATCCTATCGCACACCCTTTCGAGGGGTAGCGAGGCGGCGGCCTTTCGGGAAAGCACTTGAAAAAAAGTAGACAAATATGTGCGATGCCGCCGCCTCTGACGCTTCGGGGTGCGGCCTCGCGGCCTGTCCCTCGGGGGCTGCCTCTGCAGCGCGCCTCGCCCCTGCATTTTACACTTAATTAGCACTGTTATGAAAAGCCTAATGCTGTTTCATCGCTGTTTCTTTTTCGACCTGCGGACGTCTCCTGCGCTCATGTCTCGCGACATCCTACATTCGACATTCCGCATTATTTTCGCGCCTCGTGCTCGTGCTGCCCGAGCAACCGCATGCGTTCTACGTTATAGCGGACATACATCCGCACATGCGGCGGGAACTCCCCCGAGGCTGACGGCTGCACTCTCACGAGCTCGCCGCTGTGTAGTTGTGAAAAAACTCTCAACTAACCTCTAAAAACCTATATATTATTACCTATGGTCATACCTATTTCCGATACTCTATTATTCCCCATCTGTCTCCTCCTTTTGCGCCTCGCGCATTTCCGCTATCGACATCCGCAGCAGCATCCATGCAGCCCACGTGCCCACGCCGAAGCCTATGACCACTATCGCATCCACACGTTGGAGTATCGCGCGCATCATGCCAAATCCGCACCACAGCAGCACCAGCGCCACCGCCACTACCTGCATCACAGCCTTCATCCTCTCAGTTACTCTTATCGACTTCATTGTTCTCATATTTTTCATTGTTCATACTCCGGCACAAACCGCGTCTCCCATTCCCATAGCTTGATGAGGTCGGCGCCGATATATCGTATCCGTCCGTTGATTTTCGATATGCGCCGAGGCAGCAGCCCCTTGCGTGCCCAGCGGTTCACCGTGGCCTTATCGACACCCAACAGCTCGCCGGCCTGCGCAGCCGAGTACCGACCGCGCGGATCGATGGTAGGACGCTCGCCAATCATAGCGCACCTCCTTCCGTGGTGTAGTCTATCTCTACAGGCTCCAGCTGAAGCACGAACGACTTCCTGTCGTCTATCGTAGGCGCCTTTGAGGCGGACATCCATATCTGCGGTGCATCGCGCTGCTCAGACAGGCGTCCGTAGCCGCAGGTATACGGTAGAAAGCCATGCGAGTGTATATACATCTTCTTGTACCGCGGGTGCATGTCGATGATGGCCGCAGTCCACTCGTCGAGCGTACTAAATATCTCCGGCAGCTGTGCCTCGGTCAGCAATGCGTGGTTGTACTTCGCATACACGCAGGCGCTTATCTGACGACCGAAATCGGTTGTGGACTTCAACGTCTGTACGGTGGCATAGAACTTCTTCATAGCGCACCTCCTTCCTTCCGCTGCTGACGCAGTATCTCGTACACGGAGGATGGAGACACCAAGCCGTACTTCTTCGCGAGGTATCGCGCAATCTCCCCTCGGCTCTGACCGGGGATGCGGCGCAGCTCTTCCCACTCCGCCGAAATCTCGGCGTTGCGAGCCTGCCGCTGCTCCTGCAACTCAGTGGTGCGCCTAAGCACCAAATCATCATTCTTCTCTATTTCCATTTTCATAGTCGTTTTATTCGTTCGCTTGAAAAAGCCCACTTTTTTCCGTACCTTTGGGCGCACGTTTTAGCGCACTTTTTCGACCACAAAAGTAGCTTATACAAATGTATTAGCCAAACAAAAGCAAAACAATTGTATAAGCATTAACCACAATTATACGTTATGGGTAATTCAAATGCACACTCACGCCTAAATCAAGTAATTGAGTATCTGAAAGATAATGGTGTAATCCACAAGCAGCAGGATATTGCCGACCGCATGGAGCTTCCGCGTTCAACCGTGTCGAACGCAATGCACGGCCGTGCTCGATTATCCTTTGAGAACTTCCTCCGCCGTTTCGCGCACGCCTATCCGCGTATCTCGGTAGATTGGCTCTTGACGGGCGAGGGCGCGATGGTGCTGCCCGACACGCACACCCAACGGCCGCATTACAACGGCCATGTCGCAGCAGGCGCGTGGGACATCGAGCCGCAGCCCGTCATCACCGACACATGGCGCGACATCCTCGACATCGCACCCGAATACGACTTCACAGCTACAGCCACCGGCGACAGCATGCTCCCCCTCATCCATGACGGCGACACCCTATACTGCCGCCGCCTCTATCGCGGAGACCCACTTTGCCCTCGTTCCGTATACCTTTTCGCCACCCCCTCCGGCACCCTCGTCAAACAGCTCTATTCCCACACCGACAGCGCCGCCGCTGATGAACGCCCTACCGACGACCGCACCACCGCCTCAGACAAGCAGACCGCCGCCCGCACCCCATATACCGACGACATCGACACCCAATATAACAACAACATCGACACCCTAACCCTGCGCAGTCTCAATCCTGCATACTCCGACATCGATGTACCGCTCTCCGACATCCTCGGCATCGCCAAAGTCGTAGCCACCTTCCACCCCCTCGGCTCCGACCTCCCCGCTGCCGCCCCCGGCCTCCGTCCCCTCCGTCCCGACAAAAAACCCGACCAAACCCCCAACAAAATCCCCGACCAAACCCCCAACCTAAACACCAACAAAAAAAGCAACAAAAGCCCCAACAAAAACCCCACCCCCGACACCCCCGAATAATCGCGTATTTTTTTGCGCATTTTTGCACATCGCATTTTTAAGTGTCTATCTCTCAACCGCTTAACCCTCAATTTTTCTGCCTTCTAAGCAGACGGTCACGCGTTCGAATCGCGTCCGGATCACAACAGGGAAAACACTTGATAGATAGACAAATACAATCACTTAGAGACGCGACGAAAAACGCCCGAAAA